TATTATGAACAAATACACCAACTGGATTACATTTCTTTGAATAATTATTTGGAGCCTTACATTGATAATTTCCTATATATTTCCAACCTTTTGGACAATAACATTTACCATATTTTTCATATCCTTTAGCAGTTTTAGGTCCAAATAAATACATAAATCTATTATATAGGTCAGTTCTTTGTGGAAAATATTTTTTGCATCCATCCCATGTAGCATTACAACCCTTTGCCCAACTTTCTTTACCGTCATCTTTATAATCTTTATTAAATGTTGATTCACGACTACATTTATCTCCTTTATATGACTTAGGTGCGCGACATTTTACATGTCTAGCATTATAATATTTCTTATCTAATGTCCAATCTTTTGGACAATAACATTTACCATATTTCTCATATCCAGGCTTACTTTTCCCATAATTTTCATTTATATTCCACATAACTTTTTGTTGATCTGATTTTGCTAAATCTTGCCATCCATGACATGTTCTTGCTATACCTTGTCCTTGAAGATATGTATTACAATTATTATCAATATAATCTTTTCTTTCTTTTCTTACTTCTTTATCATATTTCTCACGTTTTAATCTCATTTTATTATATAATTTGTAACTATCATCAATCATCGTATTACCTGAAACTAAATCATCCAAATATTTCTTCGCATAAACCTTATATTTAGGAAATGTTAATTCACTATATAATTTTCTTAAATTTTTTAATCCACTAGTATTTCCTAATAATGTTTTATATTGACTTATTGCTTGATCGAAACCACTTATTTTAATCCATAATTTCCATAATTTATCTAATTTTAATTTAAATTTTATATCCATATTTCTTACTTTATCCAATTCACTATCTATTTTATTTAATTGTGTTTTTATATCTTCTGGTTTATATTTATAATCATTAATAAACCAATCAATTACTTTTTTCTTAATTTCTCTTATTTTTATTACTTTATTTGTTTCTAAATCAAAACTTCTTACCGGAGTATATAATACTCTTATCTCATTCACCAATTTATTTATATCATCTCTACCTTTAATTATCTTATCATATTCTGTTTTCACCTCCGTTTTATAACTATCTTTTGTTATCGTATTATATATCTTATTTAATTTTACAACTATATCTGCATACTTTCTTTGAATATCAGAATATGTATGATCTTTTCCAAATACTACCTTTTTAAATACTATAAATTTCTTTATTATATCATCTATATTACTTAAATTCTTAATATCATTAAATATTTTTGTATTATCACTTATAAATTTTGTTAAATTTTCATTTGGTATTACTGGAAGATTTTTACTCAAATCTTTAATATCCTTAACCGCCTTTTCATTTGCTAATTTTTCTAATCTCTCTTTTTCTAATCTCTCTTTTTCTAATCTCTCTTTTTCTAATCTCTCTTTTTCTAATCTCTCTTTTTCTAATCTCTTTTTTTCTTCTAATTTTTTTCTTTCTGCATTACTTATATTATTAGTAGAAGATGTAGGTGTTTTATTATTAGTAGAAGATGTAGATGTTTTATCATCCGAACTTTTTTTTGTTTTCATATAATTCATTAATACGATTATAATAATAATAACAATAATAATACCAACTCCAATAAATAAACTATTACCACCTAGTTGTTTATTTTTAATATATTTATACATTATTATAAATAAAATATATTATTTTGACCATATTTGTTTCATCGATAATGGTTTTTCCCAATCCCAAAAAAATCCTCCTGTGTCATCAAAATTCCCATTTTTGGAATAATATTTAGGTAAAGGATAATCACTATCGGGTATATTTATTATTCCAGTATAATCTTTAACTGCATTTAATTGTTCATTTGATGAAAATGTTGATATTGAATGATGTATGCATTTATTTTTGAATTTATCAAAATTTTTATATCCAGGTTTTCCATAACATACTTTAAATAAATTATTACTTTGTGAATATTTATTAATAATATTTGAATATTTTTTTAATTCATCTTTTGAAGGATTATAATCTATTTCATTTGGACATTTATTTGATGAATATTTTAATTTATAATATATATTATCTTTATCTGGTGTCATTTCTGTGCATTTTTTTCTGATTGGATCAACTTCTCCAAAATATTTTTTAGATTTTGATGTTATATTCCATCTTAAATTACATCTTCTTTTTATATCATCTTTCTCATAATCATTTAAAGCACCTATTGGAAGAATATCTCCATCTTTAATATTTAAAAATTCTTGTGGACATTCATTTCCTACATAAACACCATTTTTTAACTCTTTCATTTCCCAATTACCACTTCCACTAGGAATATAAAAACATTTTTTTGCCCAATCTTGTTTATCTTTACTATTCATATTTGAAGTATCAACTGGTGGTGTTTTATTTGAAATATAATCTTTACAATTTTGATCGCATTTATTTGGTAATCCATGTTGTATTTTTAAATCTTTTTCAAGAATACACATATTAACTGATGTTCCATATTGTTGATTAACAAGATGTCCTGGAACACTTTTAGGAATTTCACATTTATTATTTTGTGAATTAAAACATATTTCATTGGGATAAACAATTTTATTATTAGGTATATTATATGTTGATTTTTGAATATTTGTATTAATTTTTGATAATTTCTCACACGTTATCCCTTGGGTTTTATTATTAAAATTTACTATATTATTATTATCTAATATACATCCTAAATTTAATCTGTTTATTTTTTTATTCCATTTACATTTTCCATTAGGTAAATTACTCCACCCTGGAGGACATTGTTGTGGTGCATTAGCTGATGAACCAATATATTTACAATTTCCATTTCCTTCATATTTCCATCCAACTGGACAATTTGCTTCATTTTGATTCATATTTGATAAATCTTGACAAGGACGATTATTATTCCAATATTTTTTTGAATTTTTAGGACATTTATCAAATGGTAATATATTTGGATTAACACATTTTTTATATGTTAATATACCACTATTATTTCCTTTGGGTTCAATATATTTTGTAAAACATGTATCACCAGAATTAACAATATTATTTGGATCAACTCCTAATGCTTTTTGAAGTGCTGGGGAAAGTTTTGATAACTCTTCACATGTTAATGATTTTTTTAATCCAAATATTTTGCACATTTTAAACATTTGTCTTTTTGAAATATTTAATGCTTCTTTTTTAAGAACTATATTAAATTGTTTCTTTATTATATCATTCCATCCAAATTCTTTCACATATTTATTATCTATGCATGAAGTACATTTATTATGTTTCCATATATCAAATGAATTCACTGTCTTACATATATTACATCTTTTCTTAATACCTTCTTTACTTTCTTTAATTTCTTTAATTTCTTTAATTTCTTTAATTTTATTTTTTATTTCTTGATTTTTATAAAATATTATTATTCCAATTATAAGTATTATAATTAATATTATTAAAATAAAAGTTTTTTTACCTCCTTTTTGTTTATTATTAATATATTTATAAATATTTAACATTTATAAATATTCAAAATATTTTTATTATTCAAATAATGGTTTTGTGAAATCACGAAATAATCTCCATGTATTTTTATGATGTCTATTTTTAGTACCACTTGTATAAAATTCATAATACTTACCGTCTATTTGTACAAATTCATACCTATTTTTCTCAACACCATGTGGGGGAGTTTTATTATCCATATTAATATCATTTTTTTCCGCAACGGTTATCTCTCTACCAATTGCCAAATCTCTATTATTATCTAATTTAAGTGTATTATTAGTATATTCACATGTAGTAAATCCATAACAACCGCGATGTGTTCTTTGAGGAACACTAACTTGAACGTATTTTCCGGGTGATACTTTCTTTTTTGTTCTTCCGGATAATTCATGCCATCCATTAATTGTATCCCCCCGGTCCCTCTGTATTTTGTTCCGTGTATCTACTGGTTTTTGACCAGATGGACAACTAACACCATTACAATAAATAACTCTTTGTTTATTTATTTTAATTGGATTAAAATTTCCAACATTTATATATATATCCGATACTGTAATATTACCCTTATTATGTTTGAATTTTATTACTCTATTATTATCAATATCAGTAATTTCATTAAAATAATATCCAACAATATTACTATTATTAATAGTAACAGTACCTTTTAATATAACTTCTCCTCTTGTTGAAATATCAATATTTTTTGGTTGTTTTATATCAGTATAAGTAAAATAATCATTTACTTTATTAATATTATTATATTCATTAATTTTATTATTTATATTTGTGATATTTGTATTATATGGATTATTTGGAATAATATTCTTTAATGAATTATAATTAGTTGTCATTATTGTTTTTAATCTTACTAATTTAGCTTTTATACGATCTCTTTGAGTTATTATTTCTGATGGAACTAAAGAAGAAGGATTATTAGTAATTATATTATCCATAAGTGTAATATCTGTATTTGAATTTGTTATAGCAGTATCTATATTTGATTTATATGTTTTGGAATTTGCTAATTTAGTTTTTTCTGCATTTATATTTAAAATTATTCTATCAATTGAATCTTTATTATTTTTAATTGCATTATATTTTGTATTTATTCTTGATAATTCTGTATTTCCACGTGTAGTATATATATTTCCTCCTTTAATTTCATTATTTTTAATATTTGATTCATTTTTTATAGTAACTGAATTATTATAATTTGTATCAATTGTTGTCTTTTTAGTATTTAATCCACGTAATAAATTATCTAAACTAGTTATTGAATTATCGATATTATTAACCTTATATCCCGATTTAATTGTATTATATTGATTATTCTCTGTTGTTATTGAAACTGGAGAACTAATTCTTGCAATATTATCAACTATTACTTTAATTAAACCAGCATTTTTCTTTAATAATAATAATTCTGTCTTTTTATTTTGCAATGTTGTATTTAAATTACCTAATTGTGTTTGCAATCCAGTTAATGATGATTTATTATTATTTATTTTTTGAATAATAGTATTAGCTGTATTCTTCTTTGTCGTATCTTTAATTAAATTTAACTTTTGAATTGCTATAGTTGAATTATTATTAGATGTTGTTACTAATTGTTTAATACTAGAATTATTTGTTGTCACATTTGTTAATAAATTATTTATAATTTTTATATTCGAATCTATTGTATTTATATCAAGCTTATTAAATGCTGTTGAAGAACCAGATACCGCATTATTTAATTGACTAGTCATTGAACTAATATTTATCGGAGGAACAGATTGAATAGTTATTTTATTAATATCACGTATAGCATCATCATCTGTATAAACTGTAATATTCAATGATCCTTTAGGAGTTGTTATTTTTGTTACAGTTTTAGATTTATTAACTATCTTAGTGGAATTATTTGAAGAAGGTGCTGTTACACTAATAGATGTTTGTCCAGCAGCAGCTTTTGCGGCAGCAGCTTTTACGGCAGCAGCTTTTACGGCAGCAGCTTTTGCGGCAGCAGCTTTTGCGGCAGCATCTTTTGCGGCAGCATCTTTTGCGGCAGGAGTCTTACCAGATTTTAAATTTTTTGAGTCAGTGCATAATTTGGTTGCATCTTCACACGCTTTCTTACCATCATCGGTTTTTACTTTATCAGCATCACATAATTCGGTTTGTATTTTACATTTATCATCAATATGTTTATCACATGATGTGTTTGCCTCTTTGCATTTTGTTTTTGCTTCTTCACAAGCTTTTTTACCTTCAGGAGTCTTTACTTTTTCAGCATCGCAAAGAGATGTAGATGTAGCACATAAATCTTTAACAGATTCACAAGGATTTTGGTTTTTTCTTAAATTAGCAGGTAAATAAACATCAATCTTACCAGAATACCAAGCACCTCCGCCGAGTAATAATAATACAACCAATATACCAACACCAATTAACATAGCATTTCCTCCTTTTTGAATACGCAATTTCATTATATTATAATATATTATTTAGAAAAAAATTAAATAAAATGGTTTGGTTGAAGTCCCTTAGTTCCTTTAATATTTGTATTTTGTGGCATATTCATAGGTTTTAATGGATTTTCTCTATCTTGTAAAAATTTAACATATTGACGTAAATTAGTAATAATAATTGGAGCACATTCTTTTATAACGTGATAATTAAGCATACTAAGTTGTTTTTTAATATCAGTATCTTTAAATTCTGATTTTGTAAGATAAATATATCTCATAATAACCATTAATTCATTAGAATCTTGATTATCAATATTTTGTTTTGTTTCTTTTTTAATATATTCTTTAAGATTTTTTTGAATAATCTTATTATTATCCGGACTAAAAAATAATCGACTTAATGGTGTGGATTCAAAAATTCCTGTAAGTGGATTATTGTTATTATTCATATTAGTATATTAAAATAAAATATTTAAATATTAAACATATCGATTTCTTTTGAACGATTAGAATCATCTATTCTTCCATCATTCATTGGAGATGGACGAATACTTTGTTTTGCTTTATATATTGCATTTGCAGGAACCTGTTCTCTTATTGGACGTGTATCATCAATAAAAATATCATATGTATCATGATTATGTTTTTTAATAATAACACCATATATTTTATTTCTAATTCCACCTCCTGAATTATCTTCAATACCAACTATTTCTTTTTCATCATATGTATAATCAATACCTGCATTTTCCATAAAATATCTATCTAAATCATCTTGATGAATACTTTTTCCTAATAAATTATGTCTATATCTTGCACCAACTTGTCCAAATATTTGAGTAAATATTTGTTTAATTCTATCATCATCATCATTAATATCTATATTTTGAAGATGACTAATAACAGCTGTTACTTTTGGATTAACTTCTTTAACACTCATGTTTCTTTCTTGTTCAGTTGCATTAAAATTCTTAATATTATTAATCATTTTATGTAAAAATTCTTTCATTTGACGTTCATCTCCATTTAATTTAATTTTATCATTATTAAAATTATCAATTAATACTAAAAAGTTATTATGAGGCAAATAATATGGAATATTATCTATATAATATAACCAATACCCATCTATCGCACTCACAGATAAATCTTTTATATAAATATTATCTCTCAAAAAATCTTTTTCATCAAATATTATTCCAGTCTTATATTTATAATTTGCATACAAAGCACTTATTAATTGGAAAAAGAAATTATACCACTCATTTTCATCCTTATTACCCTTATTCATCATCTTCAAATTATTAAAACTATTATCAAATGTATTACTCATCCATTCTATTAAACTATGATTAAAACCTTCAGTAAATAAGATACGACATACTTGACGTCTAATTTTTGGATCATTATATAATGATGTATGACGTGCGTATTTTTCTTTAATACCTCTTACACGGTCAGTTACTATTTCAAAATCTTGAACACATTCAGTGCATATACTATAATAATATAACATACCAAAATGTGGACAAATATTAGGTTCAAGTAATTTTCTTGATAATTGTTCATAAACATTAACTTCAATATCATCTTTTGTATAAATATTCACATCCATAACATCACTTGGATTAGTTGGTTGATAAAGACGTTTAATTCTAATAAATACTCCAATACTATCTCTATCACATTCAATTTTACTATCTAAATTTTTTCTTATTGGGTAACATGAACGGAATACTAAATATCCTTTTTTTGATAATAATTTATAATGACCAATATCAACATATTTAATATGACTTAATAAATTTCTAAATTTTCCACGATTAAGACAAGTATGTTCTCCTGATTGTTTCAATGAAAAATTATTTTTAACTTCATTAGCTATATGATTTCTTTCACTCAAACTATTCATACTATGATGCGTTAAAATATCTTGAACAACATTTAATCCAAAATATTCATTCAACGCTGGATTATCTATTTTAATTGTATGATTATTAACAAAAACTGGTTTCATTGCTGGATGATTAGGAAATGGATATGGTAACATTTGTCCATATAATGAAGCATTAACATCTTGATGAGGATTAGTAAATTGATGATACATTGGAGCTGGTCCTGCGAATTTTGTATTAGGATTTGAAAATTTATTAATATTAACATTTGGATTTCTCTTACTTTGAACTGTTGTAGGATATACTTTAAATTCAACTGTTGGTTGTTGAGGATTTTTAATCTTATCCAATTTCATTTCATTTTCATAACGCTCAATTTTTCTTACTTTGTCTTCTACAAATTTCCTTTTATCATCTCTCTTACTTTGATTCTCATATGGATTTCTAGATTTTGGCTCCATCACATTTTCAATCGCAATTTGATGTTTTCTTGGTAATGGCTGTTCAACTACACGTCTATATATATTTGTTTCTGCTCCACCACGTATCTTACTTAATTTTTTCGGGATCTTGACTTTTTTTTTTTTGACATATTGCGACGACCTTTACGTTTTGATACACGTCTAGCTTTCTTTGAACGCCTTCTTCTCCTTCTCTTTGAACCACCATTAAATCCATTTATTTGCTCATTACCCAAATTTAATCCTTGTTGTCCTACATTAAGTCCCTCTGGATTATTACCTACACTTATTAATTTTCCACCATCTGCAGCATCTACATTTTCACCTGCTTGATTTCCTCCCATACTTTGAGCCATTTGTGTCATTTGTTGTGCCATCATACCTGGGTCTGCACTCATACCATTCATTGGCATTCCTTGAGGCATTGGTCCTCCCATTTGAGGTGGCATACCTTGAGGCATTTGACCCATCATTGAAACATCGGGTAATTGAGAACCATTTGGACGTGCAATTGTTCCAAAAGCTGCTCCTATTCTATTAGTATTACTAAATGGATTATTAGCTTCTTGATTAGGAACAATATTACCCTTTGAAGCTTCAATTTGAGTAAATGGACCTGCTACTTTATTATTCACATCACCATCCATATCATATTCTGTATCACTTATAGCATTAAAATCTAATCCATCATCACTCAAATCTACCTTCTTCTCTTGCTTCTTACCTCCTTTCTTATTTTTTGAACGACGAGATTTTTTTGGACGAGATACAGTTGGCTCTTTTGTATTTCCTGATGTTGTTGTTTTTCCTGTATTGGTTTCAACTGGTTCAACAATATCAGACGCATCACTATCTTCAGTTACTTCATCCATTTGTTCGCTTGTATCATCATCAGCCATACTAGGACCACCAAGAGAAGATGCACGTGCTGCCTTTGTCTTCCTTGAACGTTTTTTCTTCTTACCAGCACTAAGATCAAACATATTACCTAATATTATTAGGCAATATATTAATTTTTATTTAATCCAAAACATAATATCCTTGAATTTCTTCATTCAAATATTTATATTTATCAGTTTTATATTCTAAATCATTCTCTAATTCTTCTTCAAATCCTTCTATTTTATTCACACTAACCATTTTTAAATAATTTGATTTAACTCTCTTTATTATTATTTCTACTTTATCTCCATGAAGTCTAAATATCATTCCATACCTCTTTTTATTATTTTCTTTATAAACAACTATCTCACCTTTATTATATATTTTCTTATTTATTAACTTCTTCTCATGTGTTTTCAATAACCTCCTACCTATATGATTATTTAAATACAACCTCATATATTCAAATATTAAATTATAACTACTTATTAATATATCTTTCTTCCTTATTACACGACATATATTCTTAATATCTTCCGGAACCAAATTATCACCATTATTAAAATCCAAATTATTTCTTAACCACTTATATATATTCGAAAATCGATATATATCTTTCGCATATTTATTAATCTCATTTTTATTACTCTCATTCGAATTATGCAAAAATTCCATATCCCTATTACTCATCCTAAATTTTGTCAAACTCGATACCTTACCAAAATCCCATATTTTTATATAAAAACCCACATTTGGAACATAAAACTTTATTCCACTATATTCATATATAGTATATCCTACCGGATCCACCAAATTAATCAATATATTTCCCCAATGTAAATCCCTATGTATTATCTGAAATTTTGATTGTAATACTGCTATCGAATACCATACCTGAAAAAATAAATTCTTCCAAAAAACACGCAATATCGTATTATCCAACTTCTTCTCCATCTTATTCATTCTCAATAAATACTCCCTCAAATCAAAATTACTCAACTCATTAAATACATGTGCACACATACCATGTGATATACCATCTATCTTCTTACCATAATCACAATCATAACATATTACTGTTTTATATAAAACAGAAAAATGTGGACATATCTGATTATTTACTAAATCTGTTGTCATCCTCATTGTCTCTATTTCTCTCCATGAACTATAATGTGTATCATTCTTATTATTTATCTCTTTATCACTTAATGGTATTGTCTTAATACTAATATCATATGTCTTACCTAATATTTTACCCATATATGCTGTTCCAAATTTAGATTTTGTCCCTATCTTTTTAATATCTGTTATTATATCTACTACATCTTTATCTAAACATATATTATCATTCCTCTTCAATTTCGATAACTCCTTTTCTATTTTCTTATTATATTCTAATCTCTCATTAAATGTATTTATCCTTATCCTATTTTTATGATTGTAAGAATTTGATAAATCAAATGATAATGTTTCATAACTCATTATTATTTATATTAGATTAATTTGTTTGCCGAAATTTTGCAAATAATGGATCATATTTTAATATCTTATTTGGAGTTGTATATTCATCATTTAACGATAATCTACCTTTTTCCGTTGTCGCACTTTTAACACGATACTTATCTGGAACAACCCTATGAACAAACTCCTTTATCTTATCCGGAACATCCGGACTCTCAAATAACTCCGGAAAAAAACCCTTCTTACCTAATGTATTAAAAAAATAATGTATATCATAATATCTATTTTGCATCGGCTTCACATTTATCTTATCCGTCCATTCGGCCATCACCTTCGAATTATTTATATATCCCGGAATACACGCAAAATCAAAATCCCATAACCTCAATTGAATTCCTATATTCGGTACCAAATACTTCTCACCATTTATATCATACAAAAAACTACTATCTTTCTTCTTCTTTTTTATCCTCTGAACCAATATATTATTCGCCTTCAAATCATTATGACGAAATGTTGGACACGCCTTTTGAATAACCGCCAAACACGATAATATCTGATATATTAATACCTTCCAATGTATCAACTGTAACCTCTTATAATGATTTCTCAAAAAATCCAACAAATCACCTCCATTTGCCCACTCACTTATCAATATTGATACCGTATCATAATACCCTCCCTTCTTATATCTCTCCAAAAATTGCTTATATTTCGGATTCTCCAATACTGATGGCTCCTTTAAACTTAAAAATGGTTTTATATCACAATTAAACGCAAATATCGGTAATATTATATGCGGTGTATGTGCCTGTAATACTAACTTACTAAACATCTTTAATATCGTTATCTCAACATTCTCCGGACGATTTATATCATCTAATTCACCATACTTATCCGTATTTTTAGGATATGCTACTACTTTCACTGCATAACTCCTTATATCATCTCCATCATGTATTGTTCCTTTAAATGTATGACCACTTGTTCCACTTTTTATATACATCAACTTACCTCCTATTAAATCAATAACATTTGTAAAATTATAAAATTTCTTCTTTATTTTCAAGCTATCTTTATCCATAATTTTATCTAAGGATTTATCAAAAATATTAATATCATTCTTTATTTTGTCACCACCTATTAAATTTTTTATAAATTTAACACGATCATTTATAGTATTGACACTAAACATAATGATTTTAATATATTATGGTATTTTTATATTTTAATATTAACTTATCATTTTATATCATATAAAACATATATCTGATTTGGAATATCTGAATCACTATTTTTCTCCAAAAATATACTTATCCCATCTACCCTCTTCTTACCACCTACCTGTACCTTACCATCATCAAATACATATTTTAATATCATATCCACATAATAAACATTTATCACCAAAGAAAATATATGCGATATTACTAATAACTCCAATAAACAACTAGTCCCTGTACTTATCGTATTTATCAAACTATTATAATACTTCTTTATCTGCATATTATTTATCTTACTTATTGGATTAAACATCTGCACTATCTTTCCATAATTATCCTCCATATTTATAAACTTCAAAAACTTATTCTTTATAAATAAACCCAATTTCGTCTGCAATATACTGTAATATCCTAAATTTCTAGTATTATCATCATATAAATCAGATTTTATCCAAAAATAACCATTAGCAACTGCTCTAAATAATGTATCATTATTATGTATTATCGGCTGTGTATGCACCTTTCTACCTTTTATTAATGGATAATTCTCATTCATCATTAAATATTCATTCTCCTCATTCATTAATATCTTCCTCCTCTTCTTTGTTCCCTCATAATTTTCTCCATATAACTCCATAAATAACTTTTCTATATTATTATACATATCCTTTACTATTATCTCATCCTCCTTTTCCTCTATCAAATCATTATTTATTATATTCTCTATACCATATCTATCTATACCTAATAACTCTCTTCTTTCAATATCCTTATATAATAACTCATTACTTATCATCAATATATATTTATTTATATCACCCTTTAATATCTTAAATTTACCACGCTCACAATGCTCATTATTTCTTACATTCTCACATAATTGACGATTATTTGATATCAAAAAATTACTCATTACACCATACTTATTAACAACTGTTGATATACGATTTATTATTTTTTCTATTATTTTCTTTACCTTTTCTATCTTATCATCAGTATTCTCTTCTAATATATCTATAATATCCTTTTTTATTGATTTATTATTCTTGAAATAATTATATATCTCATATCTTAATATCTGATAATGTTCTAACATAAATAATCTCTCATTCTTCATCTTTAAACGCCTATCCATTATCGCTTCATCATTTCTTATATATTTATCTATTTGCAATTCCTCATAATCTTCTATTATTGTCAAATTATTATCTCTCAAATATTTCTTATTTACCACCTCTGGATATAATGGCACTTGAAGACCATTTTTCATTATCAATAAATCATATTTATTACCCATTACAACAACACCCAAAAATTCATAATTATTTTTCAAAAAATCAACACTATTATAATATTTTATTACATCATCTATCTTTCTATCAATAAATGAACGATTATATTCATTTATACTCACAAATGGTATCAATGATGATGGCACAACTGGAATATAAAAATTATCCACCATAAATCCCAATACCTGATCTATCGTATTTATTACTTGCGATTTTATATTGTTTAATTTACTATATATATCATTTGACATAAATCCAACATTTGATATTATTCCTAATATATTACTTGATGAACAATTTATATCCAACAAATCCCTCGCCCTACTCAATATATTCTCATTATCTATATAAGTCTTTATTCTCAAATCACTACTATCTTTTGTTACACTCACTATCGGATTATAACTCTTATTCCTCTTCATCAATAATATATTCACCGCACCCTCCTTGAAATAATTATGATACATATACCTACTTGGACATAATAAATAAAACTCATCTCTTACAATATCTTTATCTAATTGCTTTTTCATTACATATCTACGACGATTAAATATATAAATATTTATTCCTTGTGTTGTAATAATACCAGGTAGAGATATGAGGTCTAATAGATATTCGTGTTTAATATTATTACCGGAAGCGAGATGTTTAAGATAGTTTTCTTTTGAACCAAAAATAGCTTTTATATTTCCATTATCAAGAGAGCGAAATAGTTCATCATTATCAGCGTATATGAAATCGACAATTTTTTGTAATAATTCATCTGCATTAACATCAAGACAAACAGCAATACTAGTTAAAAATGGTTGATATAGTTGGTTAATTCCTAAGATAAATAAGTGATTATCAGATTTTGTTAATTTTTTTCCTGAAAATGATGCTTCATTATTATCAATTGTGTTTAATAATATATTTAATTGTGGTGGAAGAAAGTTAAGACGTCCTTGTTTACCAAAATCTTGAACAATATATAATATATCTTTTGATATACTAAATTGAAGTTCGTCTTTTTTCTTAAAAGTTCCTGTGCATTCATCATAATTTTTCTTTAATGAACTATTATTTTTCTTAACACTATGATCAGTAGCATAACAACAAGGCATACATAATTTTTCTGGATGTTTATCTTTATTAATAAATGATGTATAAATATATGTATCATTATTACCTGGGTAACATACATAATATACATCTTTTTTTAATTGTTCATTATAAAATATAACTGGTTTTAATGTTACATTTGCGCCATTAATCGTAGTATTTAATACATAATTTTTTTCAGTTGCGTTCCATTGATATCCCATTTTTTTCATTTCTTCATCACTAGTTATAACTCTTGGTTGTTTTTCTTTTTGACATAAACGAGAATAATATAATGATTCTCCGTCGATCTTTTGAATTCCAAGACGTTCTCTATCAATATTGGTCATTGCTTTAATTGATCCAAATTCATCTTTAACTTCAAGATTATCTTCAATATTTTTAATATAACCAATACGTCTGGCAACATTAGTAAAACGATTAATCATTAATTTAATTAATTTACTTTTTGAATTTTTTAATATATGAATATCATAATATAATGTTAAAAAGCTATAACAAAATTGTAAAATATGTGCTAATTGAGAACGGTTCTTTGCACCATTAATTTTTATTGAATAATCATCTTTTTTCATTCCTAATATATTTATTTCAATTCCAGATTGTTTGTAACGATTTATTGTTTCTATTTTTCTCAATACTTTTCTTGTTTTTTTAATATTTATATATTTATTCTTTGTATCAGTATAATATTTTTGTGCATCACCATCTGTTATATTAAATTCTTTTGATATTTGTGCTATAATATTCATATCATCTTCAAAATTTCTTAATAAATATAATATTCTACTTTCAATATTTGTCTGTGTTAGATAATTTGTCATACGCTTATATCTCAAATATGTCCCGGATTTTCCAAATGATGTCAAATTATTTAACTTTTTACTCTTTCTCTTTTTTGGATCAACTACAATTGCTACATAAGGAAAAAAATAAATAGCTAATTCCGTCAATAAATTATGATTAATTGTTGCTTTTTTCGGCATATCAAATCGTTGATATACATTCATTGATACAAATTCATAATCATCTAATGTAGGAATTTTTATAAATTCCATATGTGTATCTCTCTTTATTCTTGACACTAATTGTGTTATTATTGGAAATGTTCTTTCAATATCCTCAATTTTCATATTATCATTCATACCCCATTGTGTCTTATACTCAATCCTTCCATTCGAATATAATATTATATTAACAAACTTCTCAATATTATTTATTTTAATTTTTACACGAAAACTTAATCCATATATATTTGTATCAAACCACTTTTTTAATATATCTTTCCCCAATATTAAAGACTTCTTATAAAATTTATACACCGATGTCTTCCCCGATTCCTGATATTGAACAAAAGGAATCATCGCATCTGTCTTAAATAAATTAAAAATCTTTTTTAAATTCAATGTTTTACCACTTATATTTTCATTATTTCTCAAATTAACAACCGATTGTGTTATATATAAATTTTTCATTAATTTATTCATAATATTATAATCAATTTTACGTGTATCATCCATTATATAATTATATATTTTACTCTCAATACTTAATGTAGTATATTTATCATACATATATATACGTTCTTCTTCATCATTTTTATTTAAAAATTGTATAATTGATTTAAATTCAGTATTTGTTATATTTGGAAAAAATAACTTAATATATAAATCATATAAATTCTTTATTTGCTCTGGTGTTTTCACTGGATCATTTGAATATTTTACTCCTAATTGATTATATATATCAACCGCATATATCTCGTTATTTTTAATATTAAAATCATTTATTGTCGTATTTTCTAAACTTTCAAATTGAATACGTGAATAATTATATTTAAATTTATTATATAAAGCCTTTACATTTTCCGTCATTGTTTCAAATTCATTTAATTCAGCTGGTGGAATAACCGGATATTCCATTGGAAATTTCTCATATAAATATTGATGTGTTAATGGTATTGTTTTATTTGATTCATTATTTGCCCATAAATATAATCTCTTTGGAGTATAATAACCACCATCATTATATATATTTTTATCCATCCGTATAGAAAAACATATATTATTTAATACTTTTTGTATAACATCATCTTCATGAATATATGCATGATATATATAATGTTTATTTATTACATCTACCATCTTTATCCTTGATTTTTGATTATCATATGTCTTTGGAAAATCCATTAATTCATATTTCATCTTATCTTCAATATACTTTATTAACTCAAACTCATTCTTCTTTAACTTCACATTCTTAGTTACACTAAAATCCTCTTCTGCATCACTATCTTGCTCTCTCTCCATATCATCAATATCTTCTTTTATCTCCACGTTTTCATCTATCTCCACCTTCTCAACCGCACTATCCTCTTCATCTTCCTCAAATATTATCTCAACGTCTTCATCTTCATCTCCACCACCCTTCATACTCATATATCGTGCTAAATGTTTTGATGTAAAAAAATAATGATACCATTTCTTACCATAATATTCTTCTAATATATACCTATCTGATTTATTTAAAGATTTTAAAGTATCTTTTATTGATAAATCTTTAAACTTTTCTAATATATTTTTTATTTTATTAGGAACATTTCCTACAAATATAAATAATAAATTTTGAATAATATTAAATCGGTTTTTATACATATAAATCAATTTAATCGGAGAATTCATTATGATTACTAAAAACAAAGATATTTTTATCCCACAATTATACCACAATATTCCAATGGATTAATACTAAAATCCGTATCTTTATATATTCCCAATTTTACTGCATAATCTATTAAAAATGAAAAATTACGCCTAAATTCCTCCCCATGTCCAGTTGTTTTACTCATAACATGTGCTAATTCATGTAACGCAACATACATTAATAAATTCATATCATGTATTTTATTAGTTTCTTTTGATCGTAAGCAAAATACAATCTCTTGACCTTTATTTACACTGTATGATGTATATATACTTTTTGGGGAACTTTCAGAAATACTATAAGGTCTAAAATTGTGAATTAATCTCCTAACTGCTTCGTCATTTTTTCTTTCTTCTTTTAAGTAATCACATAATTTTACTAAATTTAAACGTATTTGTGCGAGTGTATCAGCTGCTTGTGTGCTATCTGGTTCTTTTCTGACTAGATAATTATAATTATCTAATGATGATTTAATGTAATTAACTTCATCATTTGTATTAAATTTTATATATCCCATAAAAAAAAGTAAAAAAACAAGTGTTAAAATGTATAAAAACATATATTAGTTTATAAGAAAAAATTATAATATTTAAAAAATATATTATGAGTGATATAAATAATTTAATTGAAAAAAATCCTGAACATGTTCAAGTTAAAAATATATCTTATTACATTAAACAAATAATTGATTATGGTATAAATATTTTTCATCCAACAGAAGAAGAAAAATCATCAATAAATACAGAGAGTGATTTTGATCGTGTTGGTAAAAAGATAAAGGAAAAATTGTCATCAAATAATACATATAATACATCAAATATAGATAATATATTTAAAAAGCAAAATATAACAACTGAAAATATAAATACGGATGACTTTAATAAATTAGTTAAAGAATAATTTTCTTAAAATATTAATAATGGAAACATATAAAATTACATATCCTTTTAAGAAAAATATTAAATCTAAATCAATTAATCAGTTATTTAAGCATCTTCAAAATAATAATTTTATGAATTATTATGTTATTAATAATGAACATTATTTTATAAATAATAAAAATGCTATTAGATTCAAACAATTTGAACAATCTGGTGGTTCTCAAGAATCTATTTCTAATAAATTTAAAAATTTAATGGATGATATTAACCTACTTACTAATACAATTAAACAACAACCAAATAATAAATTACAAAATGTTATTTCAAGTAATTATAATACAAATTATATATATACTGAACAACAATTTGATAATGTATTAAATAAAGCAAAAAATGATATATTACCGCAAATTAGAGATATTGTATGTCATCATTTTGGAGATAATTGTGGTTCTGAAATGAATAAAATAGAAGGCCGATTAACTATGCATTTAGATAAATCATTAAATGATTTTCTTATTGATATGTTAAGAATATATAGCCGACCCCAATCATTTACGATTTTTCCTGATAGCAAATTTACGGACGATCCATATTTACAAAGTTCAAATATTACTATTAATCCCGAACCTAGAAAAAAACAAGAGAGTACGTGTGTTTTAATGTAATATATTTAAATTCATTAATCTTTCTTGTGTATTTATTGGTTTTGTTATATTAATTTTAGTTTTATTTGAGTATTTTTGGATTATATTAAGTAAATTATATAATTCAATACTTTCATTATTTTCATTAACAGTTATATTATTTATTAGACCTTTATTCAAATATTTTTCAATTAATGGTTTTAATGCTGTATTAATATTATTTAAATTATAATAAGATGAACCTGCCATAATAATATATAATGGATTTGATATATTAATTATTTGTTCTAATTCAATATAGTTAAATAAATTAGCATGGTCATAACATATGATATCATCATTTACTTCAAATAAACTACGGCGACTATTTTTAATTTGTTTCCCGCGATAAAGTTCATTATGAATATAATTATTTTTATCTTTGAATACACAATGATAAAATAATCCGGATAATATGCAAAATTGAATTTTATCTTTTTCTGGAATATCGAAGGTTATTATATCTAGATTTTTTATTTTACTTTCTAAACGTTTTAATACACTTGATAATGAAAAATATAATGTTCGTGTATCTTTGAATTTACTATGATTAAATTGATATTTATATGCATTATGGGATTCACCTATATTATGTATAAAATCATTATATATTTTTAGATAAAGTGAAAAATCGGATTTTAATCCACGTGAATATTCTTTTCTTAATTTCATTATTTGATCATATTTTGGATTTTTCTTACTCACATCTAATATCCAATCTGATATTTTATTAGATATACTCAACATTGAACATATCTTACATATATCATCCGATACATTATAAAATATACTCATTATACACATTTTCGCATAACATGGTTCTACTGGTAACTTACTCATAATTTGTCCCAAATTTGTTAATTCACCTTCTATATCTACTGCGCCTAAATAAAATAACTGCTTTAATGATATTAATTCTTGCTCTTTTGATGGTGGAGATAATAAATTCATTATTACATTTTCCATTGATGGTACATTTTTACTAATAGATAATAATTGTAAATATAATTCCGACACATCTTCGTTTAAAATTTTTGGAGTTTCAAAATCATTTCTTTTATCAAAATTTTCTTTATTATAAATGTGAAAACTGAAACCGTTTGTTACACGGCCTGCGCGGCCGATACGTTGTTTAATTCCGGCTTTTGATATATTTTTATGATTTGTAATATACATATCATTAATTGGGTCATAAGAGACATCTAATTTTTGTCCACCATCGATAACATATTTAAGATTTGGTATTGTTATGCTTGTTTCGGCGACATTAGTGCTAATAACAATTAAATAATCATGACCTTGTGGTAGTTTTGTTGGGTCTTCGATGATTTCTTTTGTAATTTTGGGAGCACCACTATAAAGTCCGACAATATAAGGTTTATTTTTTGGTGGAACTTTTTCGAGAATATTTTTTAAATATACTACAACTTTATCGATATGTTTTTTGGTGTTTAAGAAAACTAATATATCGCCAATTTGAGTGATATTAAAAGCGTTTTTTGTTTTTAGGTTATCAAATAGATATGTTAATAAGACAATTTTTTCTATGGATGATTTAAGTAAATCTTCGGGATCATCTTTTAAATAAAAACTTTCCACAGGAAAAGTACGACCAGTTATATGTATATATCCAACTTTTGTATTATTTATACTAAAATAGTTGATAAATTCGTCTTTATTAATAGTAGCGCTCATAATAACGACTTTTGGTTTTTTGCCATCTTTTTCATGTAATTTTTTAATTAATAATAATAATAAATCAATTTGTCTACTTCTTTCATGGGCTTCATCGACGACAATGACATCATAATTATTAATATAGTTATTTAATACTAAATTATTTAAAAATCCGTCGGTAACAAATGATAATTTTGATTTATCGCTAATTTGGTTAAATCCTCTATAACGTAATCCAACTTCTTCACCTAATTTAACATCTAATTCATTTGATACACGTGTAGCAACCATTTGTGCAGCTAGAATTCGAGGTTGTGAGACAATAACATTTTTTTGATAATTATAAAATTCGAGAATTTGTTTTGGTATTTGGGTTGTTTTTCCGCTTCCTGTTTCGCCAGTTAAAATAACAATATCATTTTTTTCAAAAATTTCTAAAAATTCTTTTTTTTTATCTGGGTTATTTGCGGGTAATGATTTAACTTTTTCTAAAATCTTAGTGTAATTTTCTGAAAAAGGTTTTGAATTTAATGGGTTCATTATAATAACAAAAAGAAAATATATGTAATTAAATAATGGATGAGTTAAAAGTTTCCTATCCAAATCATGTTTTTGTGAAAATTCATAAAGTATCAAGTTGTAACTTACCGGAATTACAAAAGGAAAAATTTATAATTTCAAAATATATTAATTTATCACAGTTAAATTTCATTTTACGAAAAAAGTTAAAACTTGATTCAACACAAGCGTTATTTTTATTTTGTGGAAATAAAATTCCAGTTCCTCATACGACAATTGATGAATTATGGATAACATATCCGAGTGATGATGATTTTTTACATATTCAATATAGTTCGGAAAATACGTTTGGATAATATATTTGTTCAATTTTACATATATTTATGTAATTAATTATATATGTCATCAAAAAAACAAAGTTTAGAAATTAATCTTAAAAAATTTGATATGAAATCGATAACTCCTGATAGTGTAGTTGTAATGATTGCTAAAAGAAGAAGTGGGAAATCTTTTTTAGTAAAAGATTTATTAAAAAATCATAAAGATATACCAATAGGTATGGTTATTAGTCCAACAGAAGAAGCAAATCCTTTTTATAATGATTTTATGCCTGGAATATTTATTCATAATAAATATGATAGTGACTTAATTGATAATTTTTTATTAAGACAACAAAATGCATGTGATAAATTCAGAGAAAATAAAATAAGTGATCCGCACGCATTTTTAATATTAGATGATTGTATGTATGATAATAAATGGACAAAGGATGAGTGTATGAGATATATTTTTATGAATGGCAGACATAAAAAAATTTTATTTATTTTTACTATGCAGTATCCTCTTGGTATTCTTCCAGATTTAAGAACAAATATTGATTATATTTTTATATTAAGAGAGACAATTACTAGTAATAGAAAAAGATTATATGAACATTATGCTGGAATGTTTCCTACATTTGATATATTTTGTCAAGTTATGGATAGCACAACTGAAGATTATGAATGTTTAGTTATTCATAATAGTGCTAGAAGTAATAAAATAGAAGATCAGGTATTCTGGTATAAAGCAGAAGAACATGAACCTTTTAAAATTGGAGCACAAAAATTATGGAATTATCATCAACAAAACTATGATCCTACACGCGATAATTCCCTAATTAATTCAATACAACAAAAAGCACGAAAAAATAAAATCATTGCAAATGTTAAAAAATATTCATCTAATACTGACTAATAAAAAAATCATTTATATTATTTTTATTAACATCTCTATTTATTCCTCCTATCCATATACTGGGTTCATTAAACATTGTTGAAAATTTCTTACTCACATTTTCATCATATGGATTTATTATTTTTTTATTATCTTTTTTACATTGTTCTTTTATTACAGTCGTATTTTTCATTATTCTCTCTTCATAATATCCTATTGTCATCAAAAATATTCCAATCGTCATTATTAATAAATTAATTCTCATTATTATATATTATATATTTTATATATTTTATTTTATTCAATATCCTCAATTACTGGAGTTTCATTTGATTCTTTCTTATTCTTTTCCATCATCTCATCAACTAACTCCTTCTTTCTCTCCTCAAAATACTGTTTTGCTAATTTTTGATTCTCCATCTTACCTTTCATCATCGTTTGCAACTCAGATTCATAATATTCTTGACTTTTCACCTTATTTTGATCATTCACATCTGGATCAAGTGGTAACCACTTTCCTACCTCTCCAACAAATACATTGAAATTTGGATCGAATTCTCTTACAACACCACATCTAGCCCTTGCACGATCTTCTTTCTTATAACTTCCGCTTACCTTAACCCCACGAAATGATAACTTTTGTAAAGTTGTTTGTATTAATACATCTAATTCATTATTTTCGTCATATTTATGTCTTCTTTCACGATAAGTCTTTATAAATTTAGCCATATCTCTCGATAATACTTTCTTTACTTCTGATACATTACTAACTTCACTCTCATCTGGATTCCATCCTTGTAACATACCACACATAACACGATAAATTTCAGTTAATCCATCACTTGTATCAGGTGATAAGAATGAAATACAGCAAAAGTTTTGTGTTTTATCTCCATCTTCTACACATGGGTCTTCTTCTAAATAATCTGTTGAGCTCATTTTTTTATGAATAAATAAAATATTTATTCTTTATATAAAAAATGAATGGAATGAATGGATTATGTAAGTTTTTAAATTTGAACGAAGAAGAGATGAAAAAGAGGATAATGAAGTATTTTATGCACGGTTTAGCGATAGCATTAGTTACATATTATATAAAAAATAGTGAATCAACATTGCAACAAACATTTATGATTGCTTTTTCAAGTGCAACTATATATGCGATATTGGACATAGTAAGTCCAGCTTTAGCAAATAGTACGTTATTGGGAACTGGAATAGGGATAGGAATGAAATCGGTTTAAATACTTCTATAAAATTGCCATCCTAAATCTTTGCATATTTGGTCCCATATTTTATCAGTTTTCGCGAGTTTTTCTCTTGATTTCAAAAGAGGAAAAAATTTTTTAAAATCTGGCATATTTAATAATTCGCATGATTTATGAAGGAAATAGTTATAACTTATAAAGTTTTTTCGTGATGGTGGACATATTTTATGAAATACATCTTCGCTCATTTTAAACATGGTTCGTATTTGTTCTTGAACATCACGGCTGATTATTGGTGGTGGAAGTCCATTTAATTTATTAAGTATTAATGGAACATGTTCATAATATTTATTAAGTTTG